AAAGGAATTGCTAGATGGACTGCTAATTTTACATCGCCTACAGAAGCTTATTCAGGAGATGAAACACTTGACTTTGATGAAACTGTTAATGTTGACGATACATGGCAAATTCAATCTAATCCTGAACAATCATCGTTAGATGAAAATGTTAATGTTAATGATACGTGGAATATTCAATCTAATCCTGAACAGGTTTCGATTGACGACACAATAACTGTATCAGATTCATGGTCAATTCAAGAATTTGAAAAAGCCGATTATGCCACAAAAATAATATCAGCAAATTCACTAATTTTTGTTACAGATACAAATCCTGCAAAAATATTACACGTAGATATATCCACTCCAACAAGTCCAGTTGTTACAGGTGCAATTCTTTCTAATGTTTCAAATGCAACTGATGTTTCATATAATTCAAATACTGATTATATTTATGTTAGTTGTGCTGATGGAAAAGTTGTAAAAGTTGATATTAATGATTTAGAATCACAAACAATTATTTCTTTAAGTGAAGTTGATAATTTAGATACAATAGAAACATTTAGTGCTGAATCATTAACATATACTACAACACCTGATTCAACAGGCGAACTTCATATGATTGATGAACGTGAAGTTTTTTCTATTGATACAGATTTTCAGTTCTTATCAGATGAGTTATATTCGATAGATACACAATTTGATTTTATAGAAGGATTTTTCTTAGATACTGACTTTCAATATTTACAAACTAATACGTTTCAATTAAATACTGATTTTAAATGGTTAGCAAATACGTTTGATTCAATAACTCCTTATTCAAGAACAGATTTTCATGTTTATATTGATGATGTCGAATTAGCAAGTGATGATTTAATTTTATCATCAATATCAATAACTCATACTATAGATGAAGAAAGCACAGCGATATTTAACGTGGCACGTAAACACGATGCAATTAATTCACCTTTAAATGGTGGAACAGTAGAATTAACAAATCAAAATGATGTTAAAATTTATATAGGAAGTAATTTAGAATTTCATGGTAAAGTTTCAAATTTAAATTGTATTTATTCAGATAATAATGATATGATAGAAGTTTCAGCCACAATGACTCAACCATCAGATAATAGGCAAAAGGTGGCTTTATCTTTGCCTTCAATAGATGATTCATTGGGATTGTATGATATTTTAGTTCAAAATCCTCAAATTTATAATCCTTATGTAGACCCTAACGATGATAATCCTGAAGTTTATAAAGGTGTACGTGTTAATTTAGGAAAAAGAACTACACAAACGGTATCAAGATATAGATTTATTGAAACTATTATAAACAATAAAGGCTCAATCGCTACAGATATTGAAAATGGAGATTTTGAATTTAAACAAAACTGGGAATATTTCTGGTTAGCTACAGCTAGAAATATTATAACTAATAAACAATGGTATGTGAATCGTTATATTGGCACAAGTTTATCTTCATTAACTTCTGATACATGGGAAATGATAGGAACTCCTTATTATAGACAAAGAGTTAGAGAAAATACTGTAGAGGATTTAGGAGAATATACTGTAGGTTCTGCACCATATTTAGATGTATCCGTTTCAAATGGAGAATTAAGAACAGTTAAAAAATACGTTGATAAGGATGATGGATTATATTCTGAAAAAGATGAGAGCTATAATTATGTAGGAAAATTACAAGCTTCAGGTGATTCCTATGTAACTGTGGAAAAAGGATATGCTCAGAAAGTAGCTGATTTAGAATATTCTAAATTATTAACAATTAATGGACAAGTCTTGCCAATAACAAATGCTAATATGCAATTGACAATTGATGCTTATTATTATTATAATTTAAAACTATTAACTAGAGTAAATATAGATAACACAACTACTGCAAATATTTTTAATAATAATAATGGATTTCCTATTTCAATTAAAAGTTTAACTATCTCATCGGATTCAATGAGAATCAATATAAATGCAAGTAATCAACAGTCATTAACAGAATTACAAGAAATAGACGATACATATCCTGATGAAAATAGCGAAGAATATCTATTTCCTTTAACATCTACAAGAATTTCTAGAAAATATGACCCAAGCACAGATTCATACGTGGAATAAATATGCCAAAAGAACAACAAAAAATAATTAAAAATTTATATGAAAATTCTGAACAAAATTCTATTGATATATCAAGATTAGAAAAACGTATTATAACTAATAAACCAATTTATTTTAATAAAAATATAAGAAAAATTGAATTAGTAAATAAAGAATTATTAGATGATAGTTATAATTTTTCTGATGGAATTTCTATCAATCAAGAATTTGAAAATTTTCCTGAAAAAATAATTTCAAATGTGTATGTTCATCATCAATTTTATACAGATGATAATATTGTATTCTTGGATGGAAGTTCTATAGAAAATGCTTCTTGGGGCGGAACATATTATTATATTTGGAAAGAAAATGGTGAAAATAACTGGATATTTCAATTTGCTTTGTATAATGTATCAAGAATAAGTGGAAATAAATATCCTCTTTATTTTGATTTAAGTTTATATTTTAATACTCCATAAAAATATTATGAAATTTAATACTACCAAATTTAAAATTAATCATATTTATAAAACTACTGAACAGAATGATATTGATTTAACATCAAAAAATTCTGATTTATCATCTCTACCTACTAAACAAAATTCAATAAAAAATACGCATACTTTATACGATAGTGATTGGATAAAAGCTTTACCTGTTATAGATAATATTGTTCCTGATATTGTTGATTATAATGCGTATATTTTAACATATCCTTTAGGAAACGGTACAACTGTTGAAAATTCTTTATATCCAGCTTGCGTTACGTATTCTTTTTCTCAAATAGTAGATATATCTGAGAATTTATTTCCCTATATTAATATAGATGTGTTGACAAAAACATACTCTGATGCTCAATTTTTAATCCCACAATATTTTTCTGATTATAGTCAATGGGGATATAATTATTATGTTTTAAAAGGTGATTCTACAACATTATATCAAGGAGAATCTCCACCAAATTCTTATAGTTCAGAATATACATCAGACGAAATAGATTCTGGAGTAACTAATTGGAATTTAACAAGTAAATGGTTTGAAGGTGATATGTTTTTTAATGATGGTTCAAATGATAAAAAAATTAATGGAAAAATTAATTCACTAAAATCATATTATAATGTAGTTTATGTTCCAGAAGTCGATGATTATGAGTATGAAACATTTTTCGCATACGCTTTAGATTCTGTTTCGAATTCTAATTTTACAGGAAAAGGAATTCATGTCAAGGTCACATGGACATATAATGCTGGATTAGATGAATGGGAAAAAGAAACTATAACTACCAAAAACACAACAAAATCAGTTCCTTATAAAGTTGATACAACAGCTATAACAATGTATGGGCTTTTATATCAATTAATTGGTGGCGAATATACATTCATTGGTGGCGGATATTATACAATAACACAAACAGGAACATTCAGTCCTGCATCAACAAATACAATCGGAACTGTAGATGTTAATTATTTGCAAAATAATCGTTTATTTTATAGCACTGATAAAGCTAAACCTTTAGCAGTAAACACAAGCACAAAGCAATTTATCAATATTCCAGTGAAATCCGATTATGAAACAAACACATTGCCATACACAAAATTATATTTTGAAATAAATAATGCAGATACTTATCCTCTCGCAAATTCTGTTGTTCCATCATTATCAACACATTCATCTAAAATGGTTAGATATATAAAAATATCAGAAAATAAATATCAAATTAAAGTTGATGGAACATTATGTTATTTTTCTAAAGCTAATAGAGCTTCATCAGAAGAATTCGATGTTCAAGATGAAGAATATTCTCAAGTCGGTTCAACATACACAAGAGATTCTGAGAATAGAACAACGAAAAATAAAAATATTTATTTTGCTGAATTATTTCCTATTGAAGTAAAATTATTAATTACAGCTAAAAATTTAAAAAATTTTAAAAAAATATCAAAGTACACAAAATAATCATGAAATTTAATAGTCGAAGAAAAAAAATTAAATATATTCAAAACAAACAAATTGAAAATGAAGCTCGTATCATTGAACAAAATACAAAAAATGAATTGATAGATAATGATTTTAATAAAAAAAATAAACAATTAAATTCATTAAATATTGTGCGAGAAATTGAAACTGATTGGAAAGAAATGAAATATAGAGAAGATGTTGGAGAAGTTCCTGATTATTTAGTAGACCAAAGTTATGGATGGAAAATAGAATTAGGAGAGATGCCTGAGATTTATATTCCGTTTATTAAAGTAAATATATTATATAGAAATGTTGTTAATACAGATGATAAAACACTTCATACTTATTTATATAAAGATTCTTATAAATTAATTGAAGATTTGCCCAATGGAAACAAAAAAGTTACATTATACGCTAGTTTTAGGTGCTTTTCAGGTACATTTGATATTCCTGTAAATAATAGATTTGAAGGAAAAATTCGAATTCAAATTTTAAATCCCCTGTCTGTCTAATTTTACTGAATCTCAAATCCGCAAGCATTATTTCTAATTCCATTTTTCCAACCTGTTGTAGATGAATCAGAAATTTCTTTACCAAATGCTTTTTTAGATTGAGTTATTTTTTTATTTATACAATCTATTTTGATAACATCAACCTTATTATAACGTAATCCGAGTAGATAAACAGCACTAACGAACTGTTGATTTGTAGAAGTCACCCATGCTTTTTCAATTAAAAAATTATATTTTTCATATCCAGATAATAAAATTTTTCTATCTGTTAAATTACATTCTAAACTTTTAATATTTTTATTTATTTCTTTCCATCTTGATTGTCTAAGATTTCCACCTATAAAAATAGTATCATCATCATAAATAACTTTATACATTTTTATCTCTCCAATTTAAAATTCCATAAATATTGAGCAATAACAATCCTAATGAGCAAATCAATAATGCCCAATTGAACATTAAAATCGCTTGAGTTCCATACATAAAATTTGCCATTGCATTAGAATAAAAACCTAAAACATTTTTTCTAGCTAACGCATAAACTCCATAAAAAAACAAACCATTTCCTATCCATCCTAATATTTGTTCTATCATAATATCCACCAATAAATTATTAAAATTAATTGAAATACAATAAGAAATTTAAACGATATATTCATAATTTTTGCAAACAACTTTTCCCCAATTTTTTTACGAATTGGAAACATCCATAAATATCCACCATCTAAAGCTGGTATAGGTAATAAATTTGTAATTGCTAAAAATAAATTTAATACACTTATTTGTATTATATAAGAATTTATATTTAAATAATTTATAGTCATAGCTACATTTAAATAATTTTTTATGCACATATTTTTTATTAAAAATAAATCAATAACAATTCCATATATTATAGATTTATGCATATATAAATAACAAATACTAGCTATAAGAAAATTTACAAAAACTCCCGAACATAAAATAATAACTTGTTTCCAATATTTTAATGATGATAAACTATTAGATTTATTTATATCTTCTTCAATATCACAATATCCACCAAAAGGTATTAAAGATATTCTCCATTCAATATCTTTCCATTTTTTTCTAAATAATATTTTTCCAAATCCAACAGAAACAGCTTTCACTTTAATTTTAAAATACAGAGATGATAATAAATGACCAAGCTCATGAAGTATAACTGATACAAAAACAATAAAAAAGTAATATAACATATAATCACCTATGATTTAAACCACATAGATTAGTCTATTTTATAGTGCAAATATCAACGATTATTAATAATTCAATACATTCATTGAATAATTAAAAAAATCGCTTAAAATTGAAATATAACGAATATTAGCCAATTTTTGAAGCAAGTTTTAATGTTTCATCTAAAGATTGTTTCTTTTGATAGATTTCCCAAACATCTTCTTTAGATAAGGCATAAGTGATTGCTATTAAGTGGCATATGCGTTTTAGTAAGATTTCATTCATATTTAAATAGCCTTTACTCCTAGAAAATCAAGATAACCCAATAATTTTATTCCCACAGACCTTGATTTTGGTTTTTTAAAATACATTAATTGATGTGTTTTTTTGTTATAAATAGGTTTAAGTCCATTTCGTTTTAATCTGTTTATAATATCTGTTTTGTCATAGTTTTTCATTTTTTCTCCATTCATTCCAATGTTCAATTAATTCTGAGGAATATTTAACCCATTCTGATAAATTATACTTTTGCATCATAATTCTTCTAATTTCTCCAAAACGATTTCTCATTTTATTATATTCATTTGGTCTATTTAAAACATAATTAGCTTCAATATTATCTGTGTAATAACATTTATATTCTTTTTCTTTCCATCTCCAAAATGAAGTTTCATGGTCTGCCATTTTTCTATCTTCATCGTATAATGAATTTATTAATAAATTAGTTTTAGCAAGGAAGAAATTTCTGCATAAATCAACAGGTTGAAATTTAATATTTTTATATTCTACTATCTTTCTACGTGGTATATCAAGATGAAAACAATCTTTTTTTTGCATATCACATTCCCAAGCGATTCTATGCTTAATATTAAATCCACATAAAAATCTATCACTCTCTTTATTCAAAAATTCTTGTATTACAGTAAAGTCATATTTATCTTTGAATATTATACTATCCGCACTCATCAGAATAAAAGGAATATTTAATTCATGAAATCGTTTAATGGCTATATTTCTAGCTTTTAAAGCTCCTATATCAAATTCTGTTTTTATAAATTCTCCTTTAATGTTTGTTGGAAGAATTATAGAATCTAAACAACTGGATTGATTTTGGTCAACAACGATAAAATAATAATCTTCATTCCAATACAAGGAAAGAGCGTTTAAACACTGCTGTAATAAATCATTTCTCAAAAAAGTTGTGATTAAAATTCCAATTTTCATTTTATATCTGTATATCCTAAATTTTTTAAATATTTAACTACTGGAAATGGAACACAAACAGTAGTATCTTTATATTTTATTTTTTTAGTAGAAGATAACATATCAAATAAAACTATATTATCATTTATATATTTAGATGCTTTTGTTATATTATCAACCCCAATATGCATTGGGTAAGTAAATTTTTTATTTTTTATTGCTTCATAACATGTGTGATTTAATAAACATACTTTAATATTATTTTTTTTCAAAATATATAGAATATCGTTTATTCTTTTATCTGCTATTCCTTTTATAGATGAAATAGCATTTATGTTTTGTGTATATTCATTTAATCTTTTTTTATATCTAATTTTATTATATTCTTTATATGCGCCAAAATTTCTATTATGATATTGATGAAATAATATAAGATTTTTATTTATTTCTAAATTTTTTATAGTCTGTAATCTTTTATAAAAATCAGAATCTCTACCGCCCCAACCTCTATATTCTTCATCAAATCCATTTAAAAACTCATATGCTTCTTTTTCGCACACAAGTATACCAGAATCAACAGTAGATTTAACATCTTCTTGATTAAAATTAAGCAAAGCTTCATTATACTTATGAATATTAGATTTTAATCGTACATATGAACACAAAAAACACTTTTTATTTTTATTATAAAAATCAATTATCTGTTCTATAAAATTATTTGGCATAAGCATGTCGATATCCATAAATGTAAATATATTTGACTGAATCATATACTTAAACGCATTGTTTTTTGCGACGGATGCATCAAAAGATTCTTTATATTCGTAATGATATTTAAATTGAGAAATAAATTCTTTTATTTTATTAATATTAGATTCTTTTCCGACTTCTGATACACATACATTAAACTGTTTATTTTTGGACAAAGATTCATATGAATATCGAAATCTATCCCATGCATCATCTGATAAATTCCCAACGACATATACGACATCTATCGGTTTTCTAAATTTATCGATTGTTTTATTGATTATATTTAATAAATCTTTACAACGCTGTAAATGAGTATGTTTTGTAGCAATATAACTCAGTCCTTTTTTGATAATTTTTTTCTGTAATTTCTTATCGTTTAAAATATTTTTTGCCTTTGATATTAAATCTGAAAAATCATTTTGATATGTGATATAGCAATCAGGAAATAAATCTTGAAATCCATTATAACAATCGTTAGTGAACATTATTCCACCACTTGCCATAATTTCAAACGCTTTAGCACAATCGATATTAAAATTTGAAATTCCATTTAAATAAATAGTATATTCTTGTAATGTATTTATATAATTTTGTTCAAACTGTAATCCTTTAAAATCTATTAAATTTTCTTTTTCTAATTTATCAGATGCTATTTTTCTATAATAATAACTTTTAGATTTTGAATTTCCAACAAAACATATTTTATTTTGTCTTTGAATATTCGATGGTTTAAAAATATTAGTATCAACAGAAAAAGGAAACCATATGTGTGTCAATTCAGGAAAATCCTCATTGCCACGAACAGCATTATTTTTATGTCTATGAAGAATAAGATTTATATTATTATTTTTTATCCAATTATCATTTCTATATTTATGATAATCTGGTTCAATTAATATTTTAAAACAATTAAAGGTATTAAAATCTTTTGGTAACCATGATTCTTTTTCATATGAAGTAAAAAATGTTCTGTTTTTTCCAGCGACAATTAAAACATCAAAATTGTATAAATTATATAAATCTTTCATAGTTAAATTATTATCATATGACGTTAAACAAATTTCTGGATATATTTCGTGAACATTAACCCCATAAAATTTAGCTTCTGTGTTTGGTAGCTGATTTAAATATTGATAAAAATCAGTGTTGCAAAAATGATTAAAGCTTTTAGCTTTTGTGTATCTGTATAAAATTAATATTTTCATTTTTTGTCCAATTTCTTTAAATAATTTGTTCTTTTAATAGATTCTCTTCTATTTATTTTATGATTTTTTTGCAACCACAGTGCTATTTTTTTATCAGAAGCAGATGGGAATTCTTTTATTTTAGCTTCGATAGAATGCCATTTTCCAAATAAACTTGTGTAAATTCTAGAAGTATCTCTTATTAACAATTCATCGATACCATATACATTTATATATTTATTTAAAACAGATATAGAACTTTTTGGGAAAAATGCACCCCAACCCATCATTGTTTGAGCAAATTTTTTATACTTTTTTAAAGCACCTGGTTTCATATTATTAACAATTCGTTCTTTTCCAGCTTTTTTAAATTCTATATATTTTTTAAATAGTTGTTCAATATTCAAAGGTATAGCATCGTCGTCAACTGTAAAAATTATATCATTTTTTGCTTGTAAAGCTCCTAAATATCTACCCATACCACACATATTAATTTTAGTATTATCCCATACAATTATTTCATCTATTATATTTGGATATTTTTTTAAATGACTAATAATTTTTTCTAGCTCAATTAATCTTTTATATTTTAGTAATACAGCAGTTGCTTTCATATTATTTTAATTTCCAATTCTAAAGGTTTTTTTACTATATTTAATATTTTAGTAGTAAGATTAATAAAATCTTCATAAGTTCCATTATTATCATTTTGAATTATATTTAACATATTGGAAACACTTAACCCACCTTCTCTTAATCCAATCAATTCATTTTTGTACGATTTTAATTCATGCCAATTTTTAAAAATACCACCCACCGAAGGATATTTTGGAAAATTATTTCTATGTTGTTTTGCTTTTTCTATTTCTTTTTTATTTATTTTTTTATTTGGAAAACAAAATTTTGCGTTTGTTACAATATAATCTACATCTTGTAAAATAGAATATCTTCTGCTAAAATTTAATTCTCTTTTATAAAAAGGTATTAGTATTTTGTTTTTTAATACAGTTATTTCTTTTAAATAATACGAAATAGCATATTCTCCAGACCCACTGTTGCCAACAATAGCTCCACCTATTGTTCCTGGTATACCATATAATCCTTCTAAACCAGAATAGTTATTTTCAATTGAATGCTCAACTAATCGTTGTAATTTAAAATTAGAAGAAACTAGCACTTGAACTTCATCATTATCTTTTATAAAATAAATCCAAGATGGCATTTTCTTTAAACTAATCAGTTTTGCTACTCTTGGTTTAAAAACAACATTTGTTCCATCAGCCACAATTGATGCATCAGAGCGTTTATTTTTTATATCTTCTAATTCATCGTAATTTTCTGGAAACCATATTTCATTGACAATACATGAAAAATTAAACGAATTTTTTAAGTTGTAGTTTTTATAGTATTTCATGTTTCCTTTTTTTCTAAATTCTCTTTTGCCCAAAGCGGTTGAAGATTTGTATAATGAAAGCATTTACGTTGTTCATCTTCTTTTGTTAAATCGAATGATGCACAAGGACGAATGTGGTCTATATGCCATTCTTGCATACCTTTACCGTTGTGACCCGTGCCATAATTATCCCATGTCATATCTCGCTTAAATTGATTTTGTAAATGATACATTAAATAATCAAGCTCACATCCAATTAAAAGCATTGTTCTTAATGATTTATTTTTATTCTTTAATAAACCTCTTATTCTATTTCTTAAATTATGTGCAATTTTTGCGTTTGGATTTGATTTAAATCTTTTCTTTTGTTGTTTATTTATTTTTTCACGATTATTTTTTTGATATAATTTAGATTTTTTATTAAGTTTTTCTTTATTTTTATTAATATATTTTTGTTGTGATAGTCTTATTTTATTTCTATTTAATTTATAATAATCTCTCTGATATTGTAATGTGTGACTTTTTCCATTTATATAATTAGGATGATTTTTAGGATTTTTAAATCTATTTTTTGAAGCACAACTACTGCACATTTGTTTGCCATAATGCCAAGTGCAATAACAAATTTTTTTATCACAAACGATACAATAATAATTTTTTATTAATTTTCTTTTATTAATTGGCATATTTTATCTATAAGAGGATTAAATTTAGTTTTTCTTTCTAAATCAATAACTTTTTTTATTTTATTTCTATATTCTGGTAAATTTCTGAGTAAATGTTCTGTTATATATTTTAATCTATAATAGTAATCATCAAATATAGAAATCCCCAATTCTGGACAATTAAGTAATTTATAAAATTCAATACTCTTTTGGTCATAATATGTGTTAATTGCAGGTGTCCCTGATGCCCAAGACATAATGCATGAATGCATCTTTGTGGCAATCGTGCATTGACATTGAGCATATGTTTTTAATATTAAATTTATATCATCTGTGTTTATCCATTTTAAAGAGGAAATGTATTTTTGTAAATCAATCACCAATGATTGTTCTAGTGCATCATGTGTTATAAAGATAATTTCATAACCTAATTTAATCAAATTATTACATATTGTAGAATAGTAATAAAGATTTTTTGTACGATTTTTTTGTCCTTCTTCGCCGCCATCGAATCTTCCTAATAATGGAGAATGTTGAGCAATATTTATAGCTACTCTTTTTTCTTTCGAAACATCAGGAATATCTAAAAAACATGCTGGGTCTAATTGAAGTTCATGATTATTTACACCTATATTTTTTAAAATATCATAAGTTCTTTTGTCACGAACAGTTGATATTGTAGATAAATTATTAATTGCTTTAATGCTTTCTTTTGCTTTATCACTAAGTTCACCACCAAAAATATCATTTTTTAGATTATTATTGCAACCCAGCCCAACTAACATTATAGGTATTTTTATTTTTGAAAATAATTCAGATTTGCAATTAAAATACCATCCAGACTGTGTGTTTGCATTTGAATATAACCCACTTCCAGCAATCATCAAACAAGAGCTGTCTTTATTTAATTGTTCAATTCTTTGTTCAGTTAATTCATCATATTTAACATTAAAATATGAAAAAGGAATATTTATTTGTTTTTTAATAGCAGAAGTTATAGATTCTCTAATTGCAATATCTCCCCTATTGCCTGTCATAACTGAAAAGTAAAATATTGGTTTAAATAATTTCATTTTAATTATAATTCTTCTTTTTCATTATTTTATTGATTTTATAGTTTACATATATTGGAATAAAAATAAAACTTATAATTATAGCTATTATAAAAATAATTAATGACATAATTTATTCCTAATATAATTTCTTATTTTATTATGATTAATATTTTCAATATTTTTATTTAATTTATCATAAAATTGTTGATAGTTTATTTTTGGAAAAACATTAATTTTTGAAAATATTGATACATTATAAATTTTTATTCCGTTTTTTAATTCTTTTTTAAATGGCTCAAACCATAAATTATTCAATTCTTCTATTTTATTATAATTCCCTGTTCTATAATTCCCTCGTTCATCTTTTCCAACACCATTGTATTTATTCGTTTCCCATGTATATTTGCCAATCTCTGTATCATCATAAAAGTGAGTGTGACCATTAATATCTGTTGCATCAAAACCTAATAAATATATTTCTTTGCAATCTAAAGCAATGGCTAAATTAATAGCTTTTATTCCTGTGAGTTGACTTGTGTACCATCCTTGAATCCAAGCTTCCTTTCCCCAATAATGAGGATGCATTCCTTCTTCTTTTTCTCCCCAAATTAATTTCTTTTTGGATTTTGCTTCTTTTAATAAAATAACATTTGAATCAGTTCTAATACCATCTTTTCTTTTATATTCGCCATCATCTTTACCTAAAATCAACGGAATATTTTTTAAATCTTTTTTGTTTGCCCCATACCAATGATAATCAGAATACATTAAAATAGTAGAATTAAAAAATTTATAGGAATAATTAACTCCAATCGTAAATTCATCTTTAATTTTATTCCAAACTGGTAACGATTCAATTTTTGTGTTCCATAAATTTTGTCTAATACTTGAGCCACTTCCAATTATTATAGCTTTATTTATCATCTTGACTTTCAAAATCCTTATCTGTCAAATTTTCTAACTGTTTTGTGACATCTAAATTTATTTTTCGCCAATTAGCTAAAGCACTTTGTTTAGCTATTTCTAAATCTTCAACCAACATTGCTTCTACATAAGAGCGTTTTCTTGGTTTTTCATTTTTTTCAGCATATGGGTAAACAACGTATGTTAAATGTTCTCCTTTACTATCACAAACAAGCATAACTGAATCAATAATTGATTTAATAACTTTATATTGGTCTACCACATAAACGACATCATTAACTCCATATTTTGATTCCATTATTTATTCTCCTTTTTAAGATTTTGATACATCTTTGCACCATCTATTGTTTTTTCGATTTTAATCTATTATTTACTTCATTTAAAACTCTATCAATTTCTTTTTGGTAATGGTCGATTAATTCTTTATTTAATTCGCCTTTAAGAATTGTTTTTTGCAATCTTCTTCTTTGATGTCGATTCATGACATTTTGACTCTTGGCTAAATCTTCTCTAATAAATTGAATAAAACTTGCCCCAGCTCTCAAAGTTTCATAATATTTTTGTAATTGAACAAGTTGTTTTTTCTGTGCTTTTGATTGTTTCTTTTTTAAAAAATACTGTTTGATTTTTTTAATCATTTCTTGTCTCCTTTTTAGGTCTTCCTCTTTTTGTTTTTTTAGGAACAGATTTAATATTATTATCTTTTTTTATAACAATTGGATTCAAAACACTTTCTACAACTTCGTCTCTATGTGTTATCCAAAATATTTGTCTATTTGTTTTACTTTGCGTTTCTTTAACAAATTCTATCATCTTTTTAGCTGTTTCAGGATTATCAAGCATCTTGGCAGGTTCGTCTAAAAATAAAAATCCTTTATTTTGTGATACTTCTAATAACACAAATCGTAATGCTAATGAAATAATATCACAACTACCACCGCCTCTTGTCTCTAAAATATTATGTGACTCTTGCATGTTGGGCGTTTTAATACAAAAATTCATTTCAGGAATATTGCCACGTTTACCGAAATCTAATTCAAATTTATAATCATTGCTTTGATGAACGTATTGTAAAGCGTGAGTTGTTATTGTTTCAAAAATATCTTTAATTAATTCTTTTGTTGATTTTTGAACGATATTTAAAAGTTCAACTGATTTTGTGTTTATAATTTGATTCGATTTTAATTCAGACAGTTTTTCTGTAGATTCTTGATAGTTTTGTTCAAGAACTTCTACTTTCCCTTTTAAAGAAGCAACATTCTCTTCTAAATTTTTAATAGATTGTTCAATGTTATTTAGATTCATAGCCTTCTTCTAATTTTAAAGATTTTTCAAAATATTTAGTTGAATACCAATCCATTCCCCATAAAAAAATTCTAATCGTCAAAGTAGGAAAATGCAAATAAATTCCTTTCCAAAACTTTCCCCAACAGATAAATATTCCTTCATTTCAATTTCTCCTCAATTTCAGCAATCTTTTCTGTTAATTCTTTATTCATTTCTTCAATTTTATCATCTAATTCATCCTCTGAAATATTTAATTCTTTTAATTCAACAAGAATCTTATTTTTTTCTTCTTTAAGATTCTTTTCTTTTTCCTCTAATCTAATTAACTCTTCTTTATTTGTTTGAACTTTTTCTTGTAAATCTTTAATTTTATTTAAATGATTCATTTCACTTCTCCAATTTTATTTAATAAATAATCAACAATTTCTTTGTCTACTTTTTGTTCTTTTCCGATTTTCACTATTTGTTCTGAAATAGACATTGATTGAAAATCAACATTTTTCAATGATTGTAAAAATTCTTTAATGTCTTTTTTATTTGCTTTTAATTCTTCGTATTTTGATAAATCAAATATTTCGTTTGCTTTTTTAGCTGATTCTAAATCAATTTTCATTATATCATGCGCAGTATCAATAATTGCCACTTGAGGTGTGTGCTGTTCAGTTATTGAAGACCTGCCAATAGAATTAGTATTTAAAAATCGTGTTCCATTAATAATTTCATCAAAATTCGTATGAAAATGAGAACACAGAACCAAATCATAATTTGTTTGCAAATCTTTAGCACAAATATGACTTACTTCTTTAAAAAATGGTTTAATACTAATAAACGCATGAGAAATAGCTATGGTAAATTTATTCTTTTTTCTATGTTTTAATCCCTTTTCTTTAAAATCTTCTTCGATTGTGTGATAATATTTATAGCCTTTAATATAATAGTTTGTGCCATCGATTGTGTCTAATAGCATTATGCTTTTGCTTCTTCTAAAAATATGCGCTAAAGCACTTGCCTTTGATACTTCCCAATTATGTCCTGTCATATCATGATTTCCAGAAACGATATGCCAATCTATTTTTGATGCTTCTACTTTATCCACGAAATCATCTATAATTGTGTTACTTACATTTGGAGAATCAAACAAATCACCACCACAAATAATAAACTTACAATCTTGTCTCTTTGCAATTTGAATAATTTCATCAATCTTTTCTAAACAACTTTGATAATAATTATCTAAACGATTAACAGGATTTTTCCCCTTAATATGAATGTCTGTGCAATATAAAAATTTCATTTCTTTTTTCTTTCATCCATTAATTGTTGTAAAAAATCTTGAATATCTTTTAAACATTCTCTATTCCAAATGGTTTCAAACGCAGGACTAAACACATACTGTCTCCAGCTACCGAGCCAAGAAATTCTACCTAAAGAATATCTATGTTTAACAGATATAACTTCAAATCTTTTAGTTTTACCTTCATATGAAACTTGTTTAAATTCTAAATATTCACTCATCTATTTCCTCTAATTTATCATCACGACCAAGTTTAAAAGAAATTTTTCCATTATCTCCATAAACTTCATATCCTGCTAAGACTAACGCAGAAATTAAATCTTTCCAATCTTCTTTTTGCATTAAATCATAGCCAGTAAATCTATCTATAGTTATTTTATATCTTTTCATCATTCATTTTCCATCTCTCTGTTGCACAATGGGCAAATTTTTTGTTCTTTCCAAATTGCATCTAATTCAGCCTCATTATTAGCTAAATTTTCTTTTACAAATTTTTTATCCAAAGCAAGATTTTGTTTCGCTTCAATATTTGCAATGATTAATTCATCTAATCTACGCAATTTTTGCAAAGTTTCTGCACTTTTTACAAGCTCTTTTTCATCAAATTTAACACTTTTTACAAGTCGAGTTTTCTTCTTAGTTACTCTAATTTCATCATTTATTGCTTCTAATTCACAGAAAAGATGCTGAAGTATTTTTAATTTTTCGGCCTTTTCTCTTAACTTTTTTACTTTATCTTCACTAATAATTTGAATTTGAGAAGCTCTATCTTTAATCTCTTTAGTTTTTGTTTTATTCTCTTTTAATTGCTCGCTTAAATTTTTTAATGATTCATAAATAGCAACGTCTTCTTTTAATTTATTATATTCTTCGTTTACACTACTAAGTTGTTTTTTTAATGTTTTGTAGTGTAAAGAACATTCGACTAATTGTTCTTCTTGTTTGTTTGATAGTTCTTCAGTTTCAGAAATTTCTCGTTTAAATTTTAAACTATATTTATTTAGTTCTTTAAATAATTTATCTAACACTTCATTTCCTGTTAGTTTATTAAATAATTTTGACCTAAAAGAAGCTGGTTTATCTAATAAAAAAGGCAATTTAATTTGTTCAGAAACATTAAGATTAATTTTATCGCTATCTATTTCTATTTCTGACAAACCAATTGCCTGTTGAACTTCATCTGGTATTACTTTTCCAAAAGAATCAAATATTTTTTCTTCTATATCTTTATGTCTTAGAATATATCTATTTAAAGTATTTGACCTTATTCTTTCAATTTCAAATCCATTATCCAACCAAATTGTTACAGATGTTTCTTTTGTTCCTTCTCTTCTATAACTTTGTTCTGATATATTTGCGTTGAATAAAATCCATTCAATAGCTCGTCTAATACAGCTTTTTCCTGCATCTGATTGACCAGTTATTATATTGACATCAGCATTAAACTTAATCTCAAAATTCTCATGAGCTTGCCAATTCTTCAATTGTATTTTTTTAATAAACATAAATCAATATTTTCTTATTCTTTTTTTATTTTGATTTGCAATCATTCTTTGTGTTTGTCTTTTAGTTTCTCTTTTTCTATCACTAGGTTTTTTATAATATCTTCTGTCACGAATTTCTTTTAGAAAACCTGATTTATTACATTTCTTTTTAAAAAGAGCAATTGCTTTTAAAAATGCTTCTTGACTACTATCCTTTACTTTAATTTCTATCATTCAATTTCTCCCATATTATCCATGTCTTTTATATATCCCCACGCTATACATTTGTTTAATATAGCTAAATGAATAGTATCATCAGAATAACCATAAGCTTTTAAAGCATCAAGCATTAAATCAACAGATTCCGTTATACCATAACTATCATTTCCTTTAAGAAATACAATTTTTCGATTAATATCTAATTCATTGTCTAAATAAATTTTCATAATTATTTTTCCTGTTTATATAATTATACTACTCTGTGAACAGTTACTTTTTTCTTTGCCTTTTTCAATGATTTGGCATTATAAGATTCTAATTCTTCATTAATATTATAACCTTTAATATTATTAACATTTTGCAAATCGATTTTTAAAGAATCTCTATTTCCATTATTATAAAAAACATGAACATTTTGACTTGCTCTTGATTCTAATTGCAATGCACTATCTGAATAAGCATTTGCCCCGACAATAGATGCCCCTCTAGCATAGGTGTCACCTATTCGGCAACTGTGTAAATGACCAAATAAAATAAAATCAATTTTTATGCGATGTGCAGAATATTTACCCTTAATTTTTTGAATAGATTGTTCTACTGCATTTGCTCTTAATTGATTTCCATGTAATAATAAAATATTTTGTCCTGAAACCTTAACAACCTGTTCAACTGAATTTCCATGTAAAAATTTTATTTTTGTATTTTTAAAGACTAATTTTAATATGTGAAATATAGTATAATCATAATTATCAGAAGCAACATTTTCTTCCCATCCAACATCTTTGCCTATTCTACTTTCGTTTCCTATAACGCTAGCCACTGTTACATGAAAATCCTGAGAAATATCTAATAAAAATTGTTCTAAAATAGAAACAGCTAAAAATGTAGCTTTACTTCTATTTGTAGCCTGAGCTAATATTTCATCCATTCGTCTGTCTGAATTCATTAAATCCCCCGTCATAGCGACCAATACATTTTTTATATTTTTAGACTTAAAATAATCTTTTGTTTTCTCTGCTAATAATTTAAATCTCCGAGATGCTATTTTAAAATCATATTTATTAATAGTTAAATTAACAAGTTCATTAAAATGTGCATCGGTTATATGAATAATTCCAGCAGATGGTTGATTTTTAGTATACGAGCATAGTTGTTTGTTGATTTTTTTAGGAAGTTGATGATTTGATAAAATATTAATTAATTCTTTATTATATTCTAATAAAGCATTATCTATTCTTGCTTGTTCTCTGAAAGCTTTATTTTCTATTCTTCTTAAATCTTGATATTTTTGTTTTTGCTTTGCCAATTTAATATTGGTTTTAACAATATCATCATCTGATGCTCTTAATTCAGCTAATCTTTTCTGAATGGTTCGCACTCCGCAATTAAAATATTTAGCTATTTCAATTTGAGTAGCTCCAGATTCTATCATTTCTAATAATTTATCTGTATTAATATTTATTCGTTTACTCACTATTATCTCCTTTGTCTAAAATATTTTTGACTCTATAATTATATATTGATTGTATTAATTTATAAAAATCGTGTTGTGTTAAAGTTCGTTTAGCATAATTGCAATTTTTACAACAAGGCACACAGTTATCTAATGTATAGTCTTTTGTGTTATCAATTCTATCTATTCCATTATAATATTTATCTGATTTTTTACCATAGTTTTTTGGTTTGATTGTTTGCCTTCGAATCTTTTTTCGTAAAGTAACATTATTTCTCTTTAATAAACTCCACACACTTTCAAAATGACAATGATATTTTTTGGCAATTTCTTGACAAGATAAATATTCATCTAAATATAAATTGATTATTTTATTTTTATATTTATCAATTTTCATTATTGAACCAATACTTTATATCTAATAAACAATACACTAAAAAAGATACTGTCAAGGTTTCATAATAAAATCCTAGTCCAATACAAAACCCAATGATTATACAAATTAATAAACTTGATGCGGTCGTCAACCCCTCTACGCTTTGTTCATTTTTAATTATTATTCCATTACCAATGAATGAAATGCCTGCTATAGTGTATGCCATTAATCTACTAAAATTGAACGTATCAACTCCTAACGCTTCTATTTTTTGAGATAAAATTGATATCAAACATGCAGATAAGCACATAATAGCTAATGTACGACTGCCACCGTTTTTATCACGCTTTTTTCTTTCCTTTCCAAGAATCCATCCAATACAAACGGATAATATTAATTTTAAAATATTTTCAATCATAAAAATTTTTCCAAATATTCAAATTCATTCTGTGTTTGTGACATTTCTTCTAATCTTCTAACCCAAGCATTTTTAGAGTAAACAACATCATGTTCGCCAAAAAAAGCTTGAGCAAATTCTTTAGAGTATATGATTTCATCTTTATGTGCAAAGAAAACCGTCTTAGCAAATACTCCATAATCTTTCAAATGCCCTATCGTAACTGGCAAATATTTTAAATGTTCTTTATAATTATTATTTTCAGCTTTTTCTATGGCTTTATAAAGTATATCTTTTTTATTCATTTTAATGAGTCTCCACTAAATGCTATTTTATTTTTTTCATCTATAAAATAATAAATAGCTTCTTTATACTTTCCAGTTCCATTACATGCTCTACAATTTTTATTTTTACCTTGACAATAACACTTTTGATTCTTTATAGTTTTCTTTTGTATCATAATTAATCCCAATTATATTTAAAAAAGATTTAATATCATTTAACGGTTCAAATACTGTAAGTGTTTTATTTCCGCCCCATAATGTACCTACAATATTTCCTTCTATATCAAAAATTCCCCCACCAGAACAACCACCAATTGAATACAAATCAGTATATCCATTTTGTGAAGTTATACTACTTATATAACCGTTGCTTATTAATTCACCTGACGGTGGATAACCTATATGATAAACTGATTGATTTATTTTAGCATCTTGGGCAATTTTAACTGGTGTTTTATTATTTAAGTATGCTCCGAAGTACACTAAAGCTAAATCATCTATTGTTGCAGTTACATAATATTCAGATTTTATGTCTCCAACATATATAGTTTGATTATCAGAAACACAGTGTTTTGCAGTTAAAACAACACTTTCTTCTTCAGTATTTTTCAGAACGACTCCAGTACAATATCCAATTCCACCATTTTCAAACTCTGAAATTAAAGATACACTATGACTTCTTATTTTATTTACTACTATAGGAGATACATCAGCTTTAACTACTGTAACAAATAAAAATATTATCGATAATGCTATAAAACTTATTGATATAGTTTTTTTCATTTTTTTCTTTTGGTTATTTTGCAATTTAATATATAATTATATTTTTCATTGCAAGGAAAAGTAATAACCAATTCTCCTTTCTTTTTAGCTTTACGAGCTTTTTTATATATAGAATCAACTAATTGCGAAGTAACACGAAATGATTTTTGTCCTTCTTTAGCTGATTTAAATGTTTTACATGCAAATGGCATCTCTGTTTCCTTTTTTCAAATTATCTAATTTCCATAAAGGTTGTAAATTAGTATAATGAAAGCATTTTCTTTGTTCTTCAGGTTTACTTAAATCGAATGATGCACATGGTTTAATATGGTCAATATGCCATTCTCCGTAATTATCCCAATTCATGTCTTTCTTAAACTGCTTCTGTATATGATACATGAGATAATCTATCTCGCATCCAATTAACATCATTGTGGCAAACGATTGATAATTGTTTTTAATACTCTCATATATTCTATGTCTTAAATTGCCAGCTAATCTAAATCTAACATCTGTTTTATTTCTATTATTCATATAATTTCTATGATATTCTTGTAATTGTTCTTTATTTTCTTGATAATGCTTTCTCTGTTTTTGTAAACGTTTCTTTTTATTTTTTTCTCTATATTGTTTTCGTGCTTTCCACGTTTTTAAATACCATTTTTTAACTCTTTTGATAATAGTATGTTTATTTTTCTTATAATAATTTTTCCAAATATGTCTATTCTTTTTTCTATGTCTTAGTTGACATGCTTTACATGAACAACATAATTCGTCTTTTTTATATCTATCTTTATTGAATTCGTTAACAGATTTTTCAATTTTACATTTCGTACAAACTTTAGTTTTCATTGCTTTCTCCGACAATAATATCTTTTTTATTGCCCGTTGGTTGTTTATACACTTTTGTCTTTTTAGGCATATTTTTATACATCTTTCTTATAAATTGTCTTGTATCAAGTACAGCAAGTAATAAAGTTTTTAATGCATTTTCTAAAGCTTTTTCATCTTCATTTTTCATATCATCAATTGCTTTAAAAATTTCTTCATCACTTATTCTCTTATACTGTTCCATTTTCATTTTCTCCTTCTGTTTTTATTTTCTTTGAATGATTTCAAAGATTGCAAAGCAAGTTTTTTTTGTTTATTGTTTAAATTTTTTCATATAATTGATTTCCGTTTTTATCTAATTTAACATTATGCTTTTCAAAATAAGGTTTTATCATTTTTAATAATTGTTTTCGTTCTAATTTATCTTTATATATCAATTTAACATAACGATTTTTAGCGTATCGCTTTACTCTTTTCCACCCCATTTCTTTTGCAGTTTTCATATCAATATTTTGTCCGTTTTGTCTTGGGTGTCTTAATCTTCCATCTTTGTCTAAATAAAACCAAGCATTTCCTGTGTGACCAACTCTATAAAAATTAGTTGCCTTATATATAATTCCATCATGTCCTTCAGTTGAATCTGCAAAACTAATCACCGCCTTAATATGCGGTTTATCTATTTTTAGCAATTCAAAACATCTTGTAATAAAATAACTTTCTGTATTTTTTGGTGTAACATCCAATATGTGTAATCTGTGCAATTCTAAGACTTTATGTTTATGCTCATCACCAAAAATAGATTTTCTAACTGCTTCTGAACAAGGACAAGCAAAGGCACAAACTCCTATAAGATTATTATTCTCAAATAAACCATAGCAGGGTGATGGGGCATTATGACACCCATGAGAATAATGATTCTTAATAATATATTCTTTCCCAGTTTTACAAGGTATTTTTTTAATAAGATAATTATTCATAATTTTCTGTTTTTTCTAAATTCATTTGATGATATCTTTCTTTACTTAATTATAACATATAAATCTACTGTTTGTCAAGTACAAACTCAATTAAAGTGATAATTTCGCATGTATCAAAATTTTCATAAGTGCTTTTCATTATTTGAGTTATAGAATTATAATCTCTTCCTTCAACATTATGTTCATTTTGTAAATCTAAATTCGTTAAATCGCAAAATCTTCACATTGTCTAAAAAAATCTCCACAAATTGTATTGATTCGCCTTCCATATTTTTGTGTTCCAAACCCTGCTAAATTATCATCTAATATCCAATGCCTTTTTGCCCCCAATCGAATAGCGTGTTCAAAAACCCAATTTCTTGCAGGAATACTTCCATGCCCTAAATTTTTAAAAGGCAACACTAATATTTTATCTTTTGAAATATATTTAGCATATTGTGTAAACTCTTGTGGCTCGATAACTATTTTATAATCAATATTTAATTTTTCTAATGCTTTGCTTGTTGGTCGTTTTTTATATCGACCTTTTGAAATAATATAAACTGGATATTTAGGAAACATAGACGTTTTTGTGTTTCTATTATATTCAACTACATCACTGATATCATAACTATTTCGAAGTTCTGTGTTACGTGTTGGTACATAAAACTTCGGCATATCAGTCCATTCTTTTTTCCATTGTAGATTATTTTTCTTCATATTCAATAAAAGGATTAATTTCGTTATATAATTTAGTTAAGTCAAGTTCTTTAATAGTTAATTTATTGTCTATAGCCTCTTTAATTGTACAGTATTTCGTGCCTAAACCTGCTTTCCCGACACTTTTATTTTTTATTAATGAAATGATACCCTCTTTTTTATCAAAGTAACCCTTGCTTATCTGAGCCTGTATTTGACTCTCCTTTTTATAAGTATCAAAAGCTTTAACTTTATATTCTACAGCTAATAGTTTTAAAATTTCTTTATCTTTTAAATAACTGTCAATTATCGAATCAATATATTCTTTAGAAAATTTAGCTTTCTTTTGTTTAATAATTTCTTTTTCTAAAACTTCATTAAATATTTTAATACCTAATGGTGTAGCATTTTCTTTTTTGATTGGTAATCCTACAATTTTCACTTTTAACTCATTATCTTCTTCATAAATATATAGATAATTCTTTTTCTTCCCCTGTCTTTCTTTAATCCAACTTCTGCCTTTTTTAACAACTTTATTTGAAGCTGTTTCAATAATACATTTCTTTTTATCAATTACACGTTCAACATATCCATCAGAAACTTTTTTACTTAATTTTTTACGAATATCTTCTTCTAAAATTTCTTGTTCTGAAAATGGCCACATAACATAATGTAAATAATTTTCAATATCAATCGTAAAGGTATCTACTGGAAATGGAACGCTTTGTTTAATAGTATCAATAATTTGATTTAAACATTGAATGACATATTCTTTATTATTATACTCTTCATCTGTGGCTTTTAAAAATAAGCTGTCGGTATCGCCGGCCACAGTTTCAAACCCATATGCTTTCATCATATCTTCGGTTAATTTTTGAATTTGTTGTCCTAACCAACAACAATCCCATCCACAATTAGGAGTATGAACTTTTTCAAATATTGAACTTCTAACAACTCCATATAAACTATTTCCACTCCAATTATATTTATTATTTGAACCAGCAAGCATTGTATGATTATCTTCAATTTCTAAGCAATATACTTTACCAGTGTAATTCATATTTGTTCTGTTAGCTTTTCTAAATGAATTACTCGAATTATTATAGATAATTCTCCAACAACCATCATTTTTAATATTAAATGTATAATTTAATCGTAAACATATTTCAATAAAATCTTCTTTTAAACAATCATATTTTGTCGTATATAATCTACTTTTTTTTGTTCCATCACCATCTATTAATCCTTGAAAAACCATTTTGATATTTAAAACATCAAATAATTTTTTATTTTGAAACGACTTATATTCTTTTTTACCAAAATTTGCTAATAAAAAATCATAAAATGGTTTACCAGATACTTTAATACATTGACTACCAGCACTGTATTTTAATCCACATTTATTTAACGCATCTATTATTTTATTATAGATAACAGGATTTGCTATTTTATTTTGAGATAAGTTAATATGGTATCCATTTCCTCTAATATTCCCATTTAAATAATGTTTTGTTGTGGATTGATATAAAGAACCTTCTGCTAAATATATTCCAATTATATATGAGATTGCATTATTATCATAGAATATCGGTGTTTGATGACATTTTCTGACATTTTTATCGAGTAATGTAACCATTGTGTTTTTATTATTTAATATCAACGATTCTTTATCTTTAATATCCTCATAGTTATATATAAAATTTCTATTATTTTCATTATATTTTTTTGGAATATTTTGTAATTTATTATCATATAACCAAGTTCTTCCATGAATATTATTTAATTTCACTGAATATAAATAATCATTTTTATTTATATAATCTAAAATGTTTATAGTTTTAATATAATTTGTTTTTTTTATTTTATGAATCGGAATTTTATGTTGAGATTCAATGTTTTGTGATTCAATAAATTTTATGTCTTTTTTATTATTTTTATGCTGAACTAAAAAATTGTGATTTGGTGTTACTTTAAAATCAAAATAATTTCCTTTATAATGATGTAGAATACCATTATAATCATACTCAAATGTTTTAACAATTTTCTTTTTTTCAACTCTTAATGTTTTGGGGTTTAGACTATAAACTAATTCTCCTTCTACACAATCTTTAATTTTTTTGATTGAATTATCTGCCATTACAATTTCTGTGTCATCAGAAAAACAATTACAAAAAATCTTTAAAGTGTATATCATTGGACTATTTTTATCTTTCTTTTTTAAGATAATTCGTTCTTTTAATTTCTCTGAAATATATTTCGATAATGGATGCCAAGTAGAAGCGTCATAATAACCTCTAACTTTAAATACATCATTTCCATGCCAAACTTTATCATAATTTTTAATGTAATCTTTATTAATTTCAGCAGGTAGATTAAACATAGTAAAAATATGAGGATAAAGAGAAGCAAAATCAACATACCAAACTTTTTTTGTTTCTTCATATTTAGGTTTAATAACTCTTCCGCCCATTTCTTCTGTTTTAGATAATTTTTCAGAGTATGTTGGTTCTTCTCCGATAACATTACACGCTGATTTATAAGTAAGAGAAGCAATTGAACTTCGTAACCATGAAAGGTCATACACAAATTTCTCGTCGAGCAATTGAGCAAAAGGAATCCAATAATTCCAAAGTTTATCAAACATTTGCTTTGTTGCCATAACATCATTTGCTAAATATTTTTTGATGTCTGCAATTTCTTCTGATGTCCATTCATTTTGTTCAAAAATTTTATAATCAATATCGCCTTTTTGAAAATCCAACTTCATTGTTTCAGCCATACATTTCAATGAATTATTTTTAAATTTATAATTCATTAATGCTCCACGATTTTTATACGCATAGCCTTTGCTATTTCGTGATGTAGATTTCCCTAAAATTTGCATACAATCAACTTGCAAATATCTTTTATTTTGTAATGTTAAACCGTTATTGTTTAAAATAGGAAAATCAAATTCTTCACTATTGAATCCAACAATAACATTATGATTACGTAATAGTTCTGCTATTTTAAAAGATTCTGTACTACCATTTAAATAATATTGTTGGTTGTTTTTATAACTATATGCACCAAACCATTTTACTTTTGCATTATTAATGTATGAATCTATATCTGCACGAATACTAATAGCTTGTCCATTACTATAATGAGCAGATGTTTCAATATCAACGACTAATGCTGATTTTTTAATATTGTTTAAATTGTTTTGTATATCTAAATTAAGCATTAATTGTCCTTATCATTTCTAAATCTTATCATAACTGGGTGGCGTGGCACATCTTTTGCTCCAACTAACATGCCTTTATACTCTATCGTTCGCCCTATATAATTTTCTTTATTTTTCCAAACTTCTTCTTTTTCTTCATCTGTCATAGCTAATGTAACTTTTAATTCTTTATCTTCGTAATTTACAAGAAATGCGGAAGCTTTGTCTATCAAATGTCGGTCATTTTTTTTCTTCGAAGTGACCGACCTACCAAGCTCGTTCATCTTTTTTTCTGCATCTTCATTTACTTCGGTACTTTGTATAACATCAATAATCTTTGCATCAAAAGTTCTAAACGGTTTTACCTTATAAATAATTCCCTCTTTAATCGTTCCTCTTCCACACTTGTACCTTCCATCTAATGAACGCAAAATTAATCCTTCATAATTATCTTTTAAAACTTTGTCAAAATATGCTTCAATCTCTTCTTTAGATGATACTCTGTTTTGTCTAACAGGAATTATTAAACTGTTCAATCCCAATGCAACCTTGTATACATCTTCAACCCTCACACTAAACTCTTTATCAAAATTATCATTCTCAACACAATCAAAACAATAAAATTTTAATCTATTAAAAACTTCTTCTCTTGTCATATAAAAATCATGTTCTTCACATAATTTATCCCATTTCTTTATAGCTAATTTATTCTCATAATCTTGAGTCATAAAACAACTTATGATAAACTGAAATGGTATGTCATGAGCATAAATCTCACCATCTAAGATTAAATTATAATCTTCTGAATATTGTCTAATAGGTTCAAATTTTTGATTGAGTTGTTTGTTAGGAAGAGCTTTAAGAGAACGAGTGAGAATTTTACCTTTATAAAATATCACTCTGATTCCATCAAGCTTTGTAGAAGCTAAGATAGGATATGAAAGTTCATCAAGATTTATTTCTTGATTGGGAGCAAGTAAGGGTTTAAATTTTTTCATCTTATCTCAATTCTTTCCATTAATTTACAAAAAAGTTTTCTGGTAGCTTTAATATCATCTAAAGCGTTATGAGCATTTGCTAAATCTATTCCAAATTTTTTAGAAGCTGTAACAAGTTTACAATTTTCAATATCAATTGCTTTTTTAAATTTTAATAAATGAAGAATTTGCACTGTATCAATCGTGTGATAATCAAACCAACTTCCAAAATATTTATCGTTATTCTTTTTCCAAAATTCACTAAGAAAATCTAAATCAAATCTCACATTATGCCCTGCTGAAATAAATTTGTCGTTTTTATTGTATCGATTAATATATTTAGAAAAAATAGATTGTAATTTTTTATATGCTTGTTGAGGAGATGGAAATTTTTTAATTTGCTCTAATGTTAAACCGTTAATTTCTAATGCTTCTTTTGAAATATTATCATAATTAAATGGTTGCATTTCTAAATAAAATTCTTCTTTAACTTCTCCATCGATTTCAACAACCCCTGCTAATGTCAAAATATCATTTTCTTTAGCATTTAATCCTGTGGTTTCACAGTCAAACCATAAAATTTTCATAATTTACCATCCACTGTTTTTAGTTTCTTTTTGTTCTTCTACTTGACTTGTATCACCTGTAAAATCTACTCCTTTATTTGCCTTTTCAATAGTGTGTCTTTTTAATAAACTTTGTGCTGTAACAACTGCACTTTGAGCAGAATAAACATATCGTGTAAAATCTGAGGCATATCTTCTTAAATCAGAAGCTTTACTTCTTGCTTTTGCTTTACAACTGTTTTGGTCTTGAATTCTTAACTTATCAATTTTACTTTCTTCTTCAATTATATAGTTATTTTCATATTCAACTAAAAGTGCTTCTAAAGCACCTGCTATCACATTTAATTTTGTTGAACAACCATTCAATTGTTGTTGTGCATATTTTAATTCGTATTCTGTTAATAAATCGCCTAAAAATTTATCAGCTAATTCATCTATTTTATTAAAATAAGGTGAAGCATATTTATATAATTCGTCTATTTTTCCTTCTTCATATAATTTTTTGACTTCTTTACTTGTCATTTTAATAACCTTTCAACTAATGTTTTTCTTTTCTCTATATAAGCTAATAATTTCTCAGCTTTAATCCAATTATAATTAGAAGAATTATGTTTATTTCTTTTCCAATATTTAAATGCTAATTTTTCTAAAATTCTTTTTTTATTATCTATTATCATAAGTATAACATATCATTTATTGATTTGTCAAGTTTTTGACTCAATTATTTTTTATCACAATAAGGACATTCAAAACAATCATCATCTATTAAATTTTCACAAAAAATACATATTTTCATTTTATTCCTCTTTATATACCATAATGCCTAGTTGACATACAGGACATGTTATATCAGATGATGTCGATTCAATATATTTACAATAATCGCATTGATAATATTTAGGTCTAAATGAATCAGCTATTGCTTTCATTAATTTCCAAAATGCAATTCTTAATTTTAAACAATTATTAATTAAAGTATTGTCAAAATCTTTCATTATAAAATCTCCTGTTTCTTTTGAACACAAAGACCTGCTATAAAACTTACAGTTGATACAAACATTAAAAAAATTATATAAGTCATTTTAATTCTCCTCTATATCTCTTGTTAATAATTTTTAATAAATCTTCTATTATTTCCCAAGCATCTGCGTAATTCCACGTCGTCAAATAATCATCATACAATTCATGTTCGATACATGTTTCTAAATCTTTTATTTGTAAATTAGTCATTCTTTTACCTTCTTTGGTCTTCCACGTTTCTTTTTAGATTTTTTTTCTGTTCCATTTTCACGCATACCAGTTCCTTCAAAAACTTTATCATATTCTGGTGCAATTATATTTTCATCAGGTTTTTCTGGTTCAGTCGGTTTTGTTTCACCAGTTCCGCCTTGAGGTGGTATAATTTTTCCAGTATTACCTTTGTTATCCGTCAATCCTTTTTCTTTTAAATATTCTTTTATTTGTTTTCTTTGTTCTTCTGTTGCATCCGAATCAATTGTAATTGGAATATCATCAGTTGATTCAATCGAATCAACAAATCCTTTTTTATAAACAAAAGGCATATTGATTTCTGAGCCTTCTTTTTTAGACTGTGAAGATTTTGTTTTTTCTAATTTAATAACACTATTAAATCCCACAGGTTCTTTTTTGGTAGAATATCTTATTTTTCCTTCAGGGTCAATAAAATATTCTTTAAATTTTTCTACTGGAGCATCTGATTTTTGTCCTCTTCTCATAAATATACTTTGATATGCCCAGTGTTTTAAGCCAAGCCCACCTGATAATTCGGCTTTTACAAAAAATGAACCCAAATTCATACGAACTTGCCCGATTAAAATACAGGCAATTTTGGCTCTAAAAACATCTGGTGCCACTACTCTAAAAAATTTAGATAATGTTCTAGCTAATTCTGCCATTTCTCTTGAAGCAAGTTCACGTTCTTTACCCTTATTTTCTTGTTCTCCTTTGGGAGACATGGCCTGAATAGAATCAAGAACAATTAAATCAACAACTTTATCCTTAGAAAAAGCTCTAATAATTTCCAGAGCATCTTCGGCCGTTTGACATTTCGACACAAGAACTAATTCCCCCAAATTAATCCCAAAATCCTTTGCTCGAACTGCATCGAAACTTCTTTCCATATCAATATAACATGCTATTTTTCCTTCTTTTTGACAATTAGCAACTGTTTGCAATGCCAGCGTGGATTTGCCGACACTTTCTCCGCCCCACAGAATTACGAAATTTCCTCGTTTAAATCCTTTTCCAATAAAATTATCAAATTGTTCGATTCCGCTCGAAATAACAGATTCTTCTTCTAAATTCTTCGCAAAATCAGTAAAAGAATCTTTAAAATTTTTATTTAATTTTTTCATTGATTCTATTAATTTTTTTCTTCGTTCATTTTCCATAATTAAAGACCTCACTGTCATTTTTTTGTTGATTGATTTTAGCCCATAGAGGCTGTAAGTTAGTGTAATGAAAGCATTTACGCTGTTCTGATTCTTTAGTTAAATCGAAACTTGCACATGGTTTAATATGGTCGATGTGCCATTTGCCGTAATTATCCCAATTCATGTTCTTCTTAAACTGTTTTTGTAAATGATACATCAAATAATCAATCTCACATCCAATTAAAAACATTGTCGATAATGATTTGATATTATTTTTGATGGCTTGATACATTCTAGTTGCCAAGTTGCCTCGTATTTTAAATCGAAGATTTTTTTGTCTATTGCGTTTTTGACGAATAGCAATTTGCGTTTTATGATTTTGTCTGTATTCTTTGTGATATTTAGTTCGTTGAGTAAGATGGTCTCGATAATATTTTCTGTTATAATTTGTATAATATTCTTTGTGTTTTTCATAATATTTTCGAGAGGTTTGTAATTCTCTTGTTAAATTTTTTAAATAAAATAATTTTTTACATTCTTTACAATGCGAAGAATATTTATTTTTACAAACATAAAAATTATGCAATTTCTTAATTTCTTTGCAATTAGAACAAATCTTCTTGTTTTGCTGAAATAATTTTGCTCGTCGAATTGTTTTTTCGCTTAAACTCTGACGACATTCTTTGCACCAATCAGCTAATCCATCCTTGCGACATTTATGTTTATGAAAATTTTTTCTATTCAAAAATCGTTTGCATTTTAAACAAATTTTCCTGTTTTTCACACTTTCTCCAATTCATTTTCTCTTAAAACAATTTCAAATTTATCAAATTTCACTAAATAAATAAACATGTCCATATGACACATGTATTGTTTTAATTGAATAATGCCTATTTTATCTTTGTGTTTGACACTATCAAGAATTTCAAATGTTGATTTCATTATTATCTCCTAATCCCACAAATTAAAAAAATATTTTTGAAATAATTGCCATCCGTCTTCGTATCTTTTACAATCTTCATAACTCATAGTTATTATATTGAATTTTTCTTCTTTTAAGTTTATATAATCAGATAGTTTGTTTTTATATGTTGGTAAATACAAATATGTGCCTTTATTTATTAATTGAGCAGTGTGAAAAGTATTAATCATTTTTTGTATAGTAGATTTCCAAGCTTCTAAATCAACATACTTTCCATCTTTGCTAGCAAATCTACAAGGAACTCCATGAACATTTTCTTTTAATTCAATTAATCCTTTAACAATAACATCAGATAAATATGAATCAAAATCCCAAACATCACAATCAGCATAACCTCGTTTTCCTCTTTGAATAAACCATTTAATTTCTAAATACATATCACGAATAAATTTGTAAAACACAATATAAGGATATGTAAATAAACACCAACCATCTTGAAATTTTTGTTTCATTTCACTGTCTCCTTAAAAACCTTTCATAAAAAAAATTATCTGTTTCAATTTCTTCCGCATAAGTTCTTGAATTTTCTTTAACAATAGATTCAATAAATTTTTTAGCAGAATATTCTTGTCTTAATTTTTCTTGTTCAGGATATTCGCTGTCAAAATAACGAAATTCTTGATACCATAGTATATCATCCTCTTCTATTAAATTGTTTTTACAAAGTTCTGAATAATTTCTAAAATCATTTTCTAAATTAAACAATTTATTCATTATTTTTTCTCCTTTTTAAACTTCCAAATAAATCCTTTTGCTGTTTTTGTTCTTCCATAACAACAATCTGAAATATTTTGTGGAGATTGATTAGAATATTTTCCCGCATCATTAAGACTTAAAAATTCTTGAATAAAATTTCCATCTAAATCAAATTGTAAAATCTTTTTAGTTTTTCCTTGTTTAGAATTTTCTGAATGCTCAATAAATCTACAGTTCTCTAAACAGTAATTTTCGTCATTATTAATTCTATCAATGGATGGCTTCTTCATATTATAAGCTTTATCTCTTTCCCAAATAAAAACACATTCTTCTTTAGTTAATTTAAATTTTATGCCTCTACCACCATACCAAGCATAGTCTTTACATTTAGGATTATTACATCTTTGTTTGGCTCGGAAATATGAATAATACCAAGGATTTAATTGTTTATTTATTTTTTGATTTTTATTAATTTTTGTTTTATTTATTTTTCGATAATTTTTATGATATTTTTCATATTTATTTTTGTTTCGTTCTCGCCATTCACGATATTGTTTTTTATCACATTCTTTACAACTATTTCTATATCCAGATTTATTATTTTTATCCTTAAAAAATTCTTTTATATCTTTCATTTCCTTACATTTGATACACATTTTTATCATTTTAAACTCCTTTAAGTATTAAACAGTCTTGAAGGGTCATCATATGTTAAAGCTTTTTTATAAATTTCCCAAAAATCTTCTAAAGATAAATGAACCATTCTTTTTTTATCTTTATTTTCTGTAATAACTATTGCTATTTTATCTGAATGTAAAGGTACTTCTTCTTGACATTTATTTTGATAATAGTATAGAAAGGATAAATCCTTAATGCTTTGAATTGATAGATTTGTTAAATGTTTTTCAATATAATCATGATACATTTTTATGTCCTCTTTTAAAAAGTTCAATAAAATCTTCAGCATCTAAATGTGCGACTCTTTTTCCTTCTTTGTTCTCGGTTATTACAACAGCTATTTTATTTACATGTAACGGAATTTCTTCTTCGCACTTTTCTAGCCATCGTTGATTATACACCGAAAGTAAATCTCTATATTTCGCTTCAATATGAAGTCCTAAATTGGTAGAAAATTTTAAATCCCCCTTTTCTCCTTTATTTCCAGAACCTTTTGTCCGTCGAATATAAGGGTCTAATTCTTTCAATTTTTCACAAATCCACTCTTCAAGTTGTTGCCATTTTTTCATTTTTTCTTTTCTTTCATTTTATTAAATCGATAATCTGCATCACACCAAACACATCCATCTTTTGTTTGAAATGATTTATCTGGTAATTCTCTTTTACAGTATTTACATTTCATTTCTTTTTCCGTCTTCTTTTTTTCTTTTTTGTTTTAGGTTTAAAATCCATTCCTTCACAAATACCCAATAATGCCAAAACAATTGAATCAGAAATATCTTCGTCGTCTACATATAATCCTATTTCTTTTAAATAATCAGCTACAGCTAGTTTACTTTTACCCTTTCCATATTTACGTGTATTAATTTTAAATTTACCTCTTGCTGATACAGCACTAATTATTTCAAAATCAATGTCTCGATGAATACATTCCGCTACAACTAATGTTCCCATTTTGGCTAATCTTAAACATCCCATCCGATTAAACCCAATATAAACTTCTTCAACAACAACAAGTTTTTCCGTTGTAAATAAATTTTTAAATTCATTATGCATTTGTTTTAACATATCTTTTTGATTTTCATAATCAAATTCAAGAAATGCCCAATCAAAATGAATATATGTTCTTCCAGTTTTAATAAAACACACACCAGTTCTTGAAGCAGTATCTACACCAGCACATATAAAATTTCTTTTTATTTTATAACCTATCTTATTTTCTAAGTCTGAAATTTTAATTTTCATTTACGCATCTCCAAAATTTTTGTGTCTGGATTAAATGTTAAAGAAATATCAACATACTGTTTTCCAATCTTAGAATCTCTAATTTTTGTTGTATGAAAATATGGTTTTAAATTATCGGTTACACCATTTACTGTTGGATATAAAAATTTAGCAACCAATGATGCATAAAATTCAACCATGTTTTCAGCATAAAATCCGCCACTTTCTTTTTTCAATTGAGCAAAAATTATACACAATCCGCCTTTTTCAATTAATTGTTCGTTAATTTTTTCATACATCACATCTGTTTTAGCATATTCGCCATCAGGAGCTTTTAACCAGTCAATAATAGTAACTGCATTTGGTTTTAAAACGGCAACTGATGGGTCTTTCATAACTTTATAAGCAAAATCTCCCTCTTTTAACCCAATAGTTTGTGCAATCTTAGCAAAACCACCGCCACCTTCTGTAGATAAAAGATAAGGATAATGACCTGCATCAATCAATTGTTTCATTATGTTCATGTTAATATGTGTTTTCCCAACTCCCGATTTCGCACCAATTACAATCATTGAGCCTTGATTAAAACACGCATATTTTTCAAAATATGGAATTTCAAAATTCAATGGTTTAACAAGACTTAAAAAATCTTCTTGCCATTCGATGTCTTCAACTAATCTATACAAATCCTTTTTTATTTTATGTAATTTTTTATGGTCACATAAAAATCTAACAGCTTGCTCTAAATCTTTTCTATCATATCCTAAACATTCTCTTAAATCACGAACATGAGCATCTTTTACAATTTTCATATGATTCATTATTTCTTGACTAATAGTATCAACATCGGCTTTATGATATTTTTCAATCTGTTGACACATTGCTCGCATCGATTTACTATCCATTGGGTCGTCAAGCATATATTTATTAATAACATTAAGTGATTGTTCTGTTTGACGAACATTCATAAACTTTCTAAATATTCCGCCAACTTTAACAAAGGTAGAATTACAACGACCATCTAATCCTTTAATGATGCTATTTTCATCAGAATCTATTTCTTGAGATTGTTCGTTAGATGATACATTTGTATGAGAAAGAATTTTTTCTTTTAATTCTGGAGACATTTTTGTTAATGTATCACCAGTTATTTTACGTGTTTTTCCTGCAAAAGTTGAAGGTTCAATCAAAATATATCCGCCATCATTTTCAACATCAAAATGTAATCCTTCATAATCAAATGAGCATTTAGGAATATCTTCTTCATATTGATAGAAAAAATGAACACCCTTCCAACCTGAATCTTGCATGACTGTATCATTAAAAATATTAAGTGATTTTAATTTTTCTAATCCTTCTTCTTTCTTTTTCTGTATTTCTTCAATTTTCTTTGTTGCAGTTCCTTTTTGCCAAATTTCAGATTCTTCTTTTGTAATTAAATCTACATCTATACCAATAGTATTTGAGATAGCTCCTGTTTTAACACCTAATCCAGATTTATTATTTAACCACTTTTGCCATTCTCTAATGTCTTTATGATGTTTTTGTGTCCAATTTTTTTCAATAGGAATTTTTTTATCATTCGCAATAGGAACTAAATCCCATCCCCAAGAAGCATATTGTTCAAGAAGTTTGTTGATATGAGTATCAGTTTTAATATCAAACATTTCAATCAAATGTTTAGCGATATCTTCATTTGGTATATCTTTATTATTATCAAATTCTAATTTTCGACAAATCTTAAAAATATCACCTATACTTTGACAATCTGGAGAATAACAAAAAACTTTATGTGAATGAGGCGGAAAAATATTGGCACTTACTTTTCCACATTGTGGACAAGTGAACATCTTGGCTTTCTTTTGAAAATTGGGAACAACTTTTTGAAGATAATCTAATATATAACTTTTTATCTGATTTTTATTTTGCATAATACTCCTTTAAAATTTCTATAAGTTTTTCATCTTCAATATAATAAAAAATCCCTTCAACTCTAGCACAGTTCATTATTAACTGTCCGAGTCTTAAATAAGGATATTTTTCCCAAACTTTTTCAATTTCTTTTAATATTTTCTTTATACGTTTAGGATTTCTCATTTAATGTTCCTTTATTTAATTCTTTTATAATTTTAGATTGTTCCCATCTTTTTATAGATTCTCGTTCTTTTTTCCATTTATAATAAATCTCTAATATTTCATCTAATCTTACTGGATAAAAATTCCAAACATCAACTCCAACATTAATAATTAATCTTATTTGTCCACAATAATGTAATTCTTTAACTTTCCAAGCATTATGAACATGACCACACAAAATTAAATCATAATCTATTTTAGCATATAATGGGTCATGAATTAATTGAATTCGTAATCCGTTCTGATATAGAATAATAGTTTCGGTTTTTGGTTTAAATTTATTAGAAGATTTATCATGATTTCCTTTTAAACAAATAAACTTGGCATTTAATTGTTCGAATAAATCGTTTGGATTATAGGGTTGACCTTCTCCCCTAAACGCTCTATTTCTGCTTGCAAAAAATCCAAAATCTCCAAGAAAATATACAACGTCATTTTCTTTAACTCTTTCATTGTGCTTACGAATAATATCATTATTCATTTCAATAACATCTTCGAATGGTCTATTGCAATAACGAATTATATTTTTATGAAAAAAATAACTAATGATAGTCAGAAGAAAACCAAGCATAAGAGGCTTTTGATTTTCTTTGACTATCAAAATTCTCCTTTTTATTTTGTAAGTTCATATTTTCCTTTGTTAAAATACACAATTTTCATCTTATCTCCAATGTTTCTACTTGTTCAAAATCAAATACTTCTTTTAAAGTTTCAGCTATGAGTTCGCCCTTATTAATTCCATCATATTGCATATCACAATTAACCTGTTCTTTAATTTCTTTCTGATTTGCTTTATCTATAAGAATTATTTTCATTTTTTCTCCTCAAATGTTAAAATTAAATCAGCGTATCGTTGTAATTGATAAACAATATTATATTCACGTTGAACTATTTGTTTTCTAAAATTATCATTTTCATTTTCTTTAGCTCGTTTTTTTCTAAATTCTAAAGTGTCTTTTGGATTGCCTTCTAAATAAATAGCAATATCTCCATAGTTATCTTTTTTTAAATATCCTGAAAATAGTCCTTCAATAATTAAATAATCCACATCTTCTGTGTCTAAAGTAATATGTTCTACTAAATCAGCATATTTATGCACTCTATTAAAACGAATGGGTTTTTTATTGGTGAAATCATCACATATTCTTTTTAATTCTTCCCAATCAATTTCTCCTGTTCCAACAGAATCAATTCCTAATTTTTTTCGATTTAAATTTCTAAGAGAGGGCAAAGTGTGATAAAAATCATCTAAAGATAAAACAATGCTTTGTTTATTTTTACGAAATAAAATTTCTTGTAAACAATCTGCTGTCTCAGATTTTTGAGTGCCTGAGCCACCATATATTAAAATTATTTTTTCATCTTTTAAATTGTTTACTATTTGTTTCGCATTATATACAGATTTATTTGTAATTAGTAATCTATCGCCAATCAAATTTCTTCTCCTAGTTCATTATTTAAAGAAATTTTACCATCTGTTTTAGCGTTAATAATACAGATTTTGTTGCACTTTTGACATTTATAAATATCAATTTTTGTGTATTCACCATCATATAACACAATAGTTTGTCTAATAAATTTCAATTGATGTGATTGCATTATTTTATTCCTTTAATTATTTTATCGGCTAGTCCATATTTAACTGCTTCTTCTGCGTTGTATAGAGTATCAATAGCACACATTTGTTCTATATCTCTTAACCTCAACTTCTTCCTTTTTTGTTTCATTCTTTGCCAAAAAATATCGTACATTTTCATTCTAACTGCTTTAGATACTTCCATCCATCTTTCAATCATTTTTGGGTCGCCTTCATATCCTTCGCTTCCATCATGAATCATCATGTATGTATTTTCCGTTAATAATCGAAAATCCCCTGCTTGCATAATAACGCTTCCCATAGAATATACTTTTCCAATTCCAATTATATTCACAGAAGATTTTAATGATTTAATAACATCATAAACGGCAATTCCATCTTCCCAAGAACCGCCCACAGTATTTAATAAAATAGAAATAGGAGCAATTTCTCCGTGTTCAAGAATATGAAGATTTTTTATTAATTGTGCGACTGTTCTATCGTTTACGACATCTCCATCGTCTTCGTGTTGACCGCCAAAATAAATAGTTCTACTTGGAACATACAGATTTTTATCATGAAATAATTCATAGTCATTCAGAGTTAGTTTTTTTTCTTTCATAATATATCCTTAAAGATTTTTTGTTACACTATAAAAAGTTTCAGTTAGGTCTTTAATACACGATTTAATATTATTCTTTTCAAGCGTTCCGTTATTTAATAAAGCCACAACAACATCTTTAGCGTTCATGGATGCTGTTCTTTTATCAGTAGATTCTTCATCTCTATATGAAGTTTTCTTAGATGTCGATGAAGTTCCTTCGTTCTTCTTTTCGACAGTTCCAACTTTTACAATCTTTTCATCTTCATTTAAGCTAACAGTAATTGTGTTTTTAGCTACAACACCCATAGATTTCAAATCTTTTTTCTGAAGTTCATCAGAAAAATTTGTCCATTGTTTATCACCAACAAATTTTAACCCATATTTACTAACACAATAAACTTCTTTTGTTATAGTTTTACTAATTTCATCAGAAGAAGTAGACTCTGATTTTTCTTCTTTTTTCTTTTTTGATGCACCTTTAACTTTTCTTAAAAAAGTTACCTCATCATCTTTAACACCAACTTCAACAGTATCTCCTTTTAAAATAGGATATTTATCAAAATCACTAACATCCATAACATTATCAGCTATTGCTATTGGGTCTTCATCTCCAACAAATTTAATCATTGCCTTACTAGCAATAAAATAAGCAACTTCTTTTGTTTCATTTTTCTTTTTAGGCATTATCTTTCTCCTTTAATTGATTTTGATATTCTTTTTCTAATTTATTATAATTTTCTTCTGTAATGCGTTCAACAAATTCAATCGCTTCTTTTAAATATTTATCAAATTCTTTCAAATTTTTCTTATACTTACGTTTCATTTCTCGTTTAGCATCTTCGAAATTTTTTGTAAGATTTTCTTTAGTATATGTTCGTCGTAAATCTTCAATCACAACTCGTTTTGCTTTTTCAATATCGTCATAAATTTTATTAGCGTCAATAGTAACATAATCACTAATACCATATGGTCTAATAATATATTTAATAATTTTTTTGAGTTGTGTGTGATGAACAATTATTTCATCGATAATTCCTTTAATAACTTTTTGCCCATGAACAAAAAACACGACATCATTCATTTGATATTTTGTGTCCGTCATTTTTTCTCCTTTTTCTTTTGTTCTCTTTTTAATTTAGCTTTCTCAGATGCTTTCTTTTTCTTTTTAGCTTCTCTTTTTTCTAACAATTGATAACAATATTCTGGAGTTATAATTTTTTCTTTATCATAAATTTTTAAAAACTTTTCTTTAACATTTTTAAATTTTGGAAGTTTATCTAAATCTAATTCTTTTTCAGAAAGATTTGCTAAAATATCAGTTATCGCTTTTTCAATTTCTTCGGGTAATTCTAAAAGATTAATTATTTTATGTCTTAACCATGCATCATTTTCAGTATCATTTAATTTATCAACTATAATATTATCAGAAATATCACCAAGTCTTACTTTATCAGCAATAATTTTAAGAGGTTTATCTACTCTCTCATACAAGCCTTTACTGCCCTTGCATTTTTTATTAACATTGAAATATCTAACATTATCATAATAGCATAATTGTTTTAAATCACAATTATGAACAATTATATTTCCTTCAATAACATAATTATGATATTTAAATATAGATAAATCATAATGAAAAAAAGGTCTTTTATTTTTTTGATTTATTATTTTTATCTTTTTTATTTTTTTTCCGTTTTGTAAAAAACCATAATGATTTTTCCAATTAGGATATTTTCTTTTAATTGCTGGTTTACATATTTGGAAAAATTTTAAACTTTCTACGTTGTTAATACAGAATTTGTTACATTTATTTGATGATTTAAAAATATTTGTCGTTTTTATATCTAGTTTTTTAAAATATTGTTTTAATTCTTCTAATGTTTTATAACCATTTTGATAAAATGATAATTGAATCCCTAATTTTGATTCACTTTTACTACCTTCTGCATCAAAAAAACCAGCGCAATATCCCTTTTTAAAATTATCTGATTTCTTATCTTTATATTTCATTAAATAATCAAAATTATAATTTAAGTATAATCTAACTCTATATGCTTGTTTTTCACTAGTTGTTGTTTTTGATTTTTTTATAATTATATTATAATTAAATAGTTCTTTTACATATTTTTGAATTCTTTTTAATGGCTCTATATCACATATCTCATAAGAAATACAACTATGTTTATAATCAATGTGACCATCGCCAACAGCTAAGCCTAATATATAACCAATTTTATAATTGTTTTGTAAATTATTATATGGAAATATGTTTTTATTTAAATGATATAATGTATTGCCTTTTTTTAATTCACAAGCTTTTTTCCATCCATCTGTTGTTAAAAATTTATGGTTAGAAGATGAACGAATTGGTGTTTTTATATTTTCATAATAAATATGATATTCTTTATTGTGTGTTTTTTTGTGTTTTTTTATAACATTTCCTTTAACAAATTTTTTATTTTTTTCATCATAAGATATAACTTTATCACCTTCTTTTATGTTTCTTAATAATTTAGAACTCCCATCAGCCATTTTAATTTTTGTTAATCCACTTAAACAATCACCTGTTACAAGAATAACTTCTTTATCTTTGTAAAATCTACACGCTACAGCCAAAACATCATCGGCTTCTGAATTCCATTCTCTAATTAAATGCCAATTGGTTGCTTCATTTAATGCTTCGTTTACTTTATTTAAATAATTAAATTGTTTATCCCAATCGATTAACTTATGTTTTTCTCTATCGTCTGCTCTTTGAGCCTTATAATATCCAGCAATAGATTTTCTCCAACTCTTCCCTTCAGTTGCTAATAAAATAACATCATCTTTTTCAACCCCTATCTTTTTCAAACAGCTTAATAAACTATTGAAATAAACAGCGTGTGGTGGCATAATGAATCTATCAGAGTTTGATTC